GCACTGGCGAAGGCAATAGCCGATCCTAGCGTGAGAGCCCCGGAAGTCGCCTGTACTGTATTGCCGTCCAACTGAATATTGTCTACAGACACAGACTGCGTGCCTACCTTCAGCGCAGTCGCTACACCCGTGCCGCTATAGACAGTCTTCTCTGTCGCCGTCGGGCCGTCATCTACATGCAGTAGCTGATCGTATGTGCTAGCAATAGTGTTGCCGGTCAGGTTAGTTGCCATATCATGCCACCTGCATCAATACTTCAATAGTCGTCCCCACGGGGGGAGCGGCTGAGAACGTCAGAGTCGTGCCGCTGACGCTGTACGAGTTCTTCTGCTGGTATATACCGTTGATATACACCTGCGTGTTGTTCTCAGTGCCGGGGGCGTACAACATCGTGAAAGCAACAGTNNCCCCGTCGCCGGAAAAATTCTGCACCCGCTGGTACGCAGCTTGCGCAATGGTCAGTTGCTGGAGCGTAATAGCTTTAGTCACGTCTGCGGACGCGTCNAAAATAACAANCTTGTCGTCCGTTGCAGNNGCTGCACCGGTCAGTGTAGGAAGCGCAGGAANTCGACTACCAGCCATTTTAATCCCCTACATAGTTGGGGGCCGAAGCCCCCATCAAACTGCGTTACGCCGGAGTAATAGCGCCGGAGCCGTCAGCCAACACCCAATTGGAGTTAGCGTNCGCGCCNACAGCAACCATCAACTTACTGGTCGNAGTGTCAAAAACAATAGTACCAGCGGCTTTGCCAGTTGTGTTAACAGCATTACCGATAGCAGAAATCTGCGCCGTCGTTGCTGTGCGAAGCTGGATGTACCCAGCCGTAGCGTCTACATTGCCGGTAAGCGTACCGGAGGCGGTCAACGTACTGGTCACAGTCAACGTCTGCAAGGTAGCAGTGCCGCTGTTAATAGTCACGTTGTCTTGCGCAATTCCACGATAAACACCCATGGTGCTCTCCTTTCCTAGCTGGGGGCCGAAGCCCCCGCACTAATTAGCCGCAGTTAGCGACAATAGCCCAAGCCGTCATCACGCAGTCCGTAGGAACCGCGGCATTCAGGAGCAGGTCAATGGTATCGGCCGCAGTAATAACCGTCGGATTGGCGAGGTTATCAGAGTCGAACGCAACAGCGTTGCTGACGCAATCGTTGCTGTAGACGTTAGCAGCGGCCGGAGAGCCACCGGTATAGCCGAGGTCGAACGTAGCAGTGACAGCAGAAGTTTCTGCAGTGGTGACGTCCAGACCAGCGGCCAGCACGACAGCCTTAGCCGGAAGCGCGATCACTTGCAGAATGTCCGCAGCAGCCAGAGCGGTAGCACCGGCAGCAGAACGCGCAGCGACGATAGCGGCAAAATCCAGTTCGACCTGAATCTTAGACACTGCATATACATTGGCCGGGAAAGCCGCAGTACCTTTGTTGAACCCGAGGGTATCAGTATAAGTAGCCATTTTGAATTCCTTTCAGAGTAGGGCACATAGGGGGCCGAAGCCCCCCACATATTAGAAGCTAACGACAGCGGTAGACAGTGCTTCGCCCTTGACGACTTTATACCCGTAGACTTGCAGACCACGGATGATATTGCCGAAGGTAGACTCAGAGCGAATAGTTTCCATGTTCGTCATCTGAGTTGCGAAGGTGAAGCCCATCTTGTGGCCAGCAATGAGGTTGTACTTGCCGGAAGACACGAGCAGATTGTGCGACACATAAACAGTGAAGCGATCAATCATGCCCAGACGGCCATTGCGGATAACAGACATGCTGTCGCCGGACAACGAAGCGTCCTTCAGCTCAGACTTCTTGATCAGACCCGCCATCTTGGCCGGGATAACGATAAAGCGGTCTTGCTCCGGGGCGTTAGCTTCATCCAACACAGTGCCCATGTCAACCAGCAGGTCGATAACGGAAGTCGTGCTGGACGCACCGTCCTTGGTCACAGTCAGCGGGGAGCCGGTAGTGCCGAGGTTGAACGATGCAGAAATGGCACCGGCAGTAGCACCCTTGTTAGCCGCGACAACACCCGGCAGGATGTCAGTCAACACGCGCTGGTCGATCTTGATCTTCATACGCTCAGAGGCGTCCTTAGACCAAGTATCCATCAAGGCGATGTCGGACTGAACCTTATCCACGTCGTCCTCAACGCAAGCGAAGTACTCGCCCTTGTCGATGAGCAACTGGATCTTCGGCTTGTCCGGGTTCTCAACAGTCAGGGTTTGGCCCTTAACGTACTCACGGATGGTGATTTCCGGGGTGGTACGGATATTGACGGTATCGCCATGCTGACGAATCTCGCCTTCGTAGTTGGTGTTGGAGATAGCGGCCAGAACGGTAGCGTCGTAGAAATTCTCGATCAGCTTGCCAGACCAAATCTCGGGGATGAAGTTGCCGCTGTAATTAGGGCGGCCGGGGGAAGTAGCGTAAGACATANTTTAACTCCTTGTTAAGCACTCATTTGGATGCGACTTTCGCGCTGGGCTGCGAAGATATCGCGTTCGATTCGGTCACGATCCTGCTCACGGCCTTTGTACTTCCCTGCACGGACATCGTTGAAAAATTTCTGGATGTCACCGGGAGTATACACTTTTCCTTTGTCAGCAACAGCAGATGCGCCAGCGCCACGAGAGCGCCCCGGAGCAACCTGCCTCTCCAACTCGGAAGCCGCAGCAGAGCGACCATTAGGTTGAGCAACGTTAGCCTGTCCAGTGGTCTCAAGCCAACTANGGAAGAAATTAGCAACGCGCCGCGAATCTAAAGACCGCTGCGCATCCTCAAGGTACGTTTGCCGGGTAATACCAGTCAAGGGGTCCGCCGATAACAACCACGACTGGAACGCTTCCGTTCCGTTAATCTCGCGGAAATTAGGCACTGCCGCAGTCAGTTCACCCCAGAATTGTTGCTCTGCGCTGACTTGCTGCCGCTGTGCTACGGCTTGCACTTGCGGTACTACACTGGTTTGCATCTGTCTCAGCATCTGCTCAATGCCTGCAAGCCGCTGCGCCACGGGGTAAAGCTCCTCGCGGGACACCTTTCGCATCACGTCCAGTGACTCACCGTAGTCCTCAACATCTTTGTCGGAGACAAGGCGGTCAACAGTCGCTTGCGCTTGGGGCGCTGTCGGTTGTGCAGATACCGAAGCAAGTAACTGCTCCATCTGCTGCATACGCTGTGTCATCTCGCGGTTCTGCTGGTGCAGGCGCGGGACTTCTGCGTTGTACATACCTTGAAGCGTACGCCATTTCTGGGCATACGAATCGTCGTTGCTGCTATCTACATCGTTGGTGGTAGCTTGCACGTGCTCTTCGGCAAGCACCTGAGTAGCATCGCCCGCAGCATCCCCGTCGGCAGAAGTACCTACACCGAGCTCACTGTCGGTCTGCGCAGAAGCGCTGCCCGTGTTCTCATCGGCGTTGAGTTGTTTGTACAACTCCTGTACTGCCTCGGTTTGTTTGCGAATTTGCTCTGGAAGTGCCATGTTAACGCTCCTAACGGTGTGCGTGAATAAATCGGCGAGCCATTATGACTTTGCCGCTACTGCAGGGGATTCTTTGGCGAACTCGATAAGTTCNACCAACATCTGGCAGCGCCCCTGATTCACTGCCGAGTTATCTATCATCCATGTAAGCCGCTTCGTCTCAGTGGNTAGCAGCCCTTCCATCCACGTCAAGACTTCCGGATGCTGCGTAATCGCAGCCGCCAGTCCTTTGACAATGTGTGGTTCGGGCCTAATCATGCTGCGACTCCGCTTACACGGCTACTAACAGTATTCCCTTCTTGCCCGCCTTTCGGCGCACCGTCGGGTTGCGTCGGNGTACCTTGCGGCTGCTGCGGTTGCGTAGCGGCAGCAGCGGCAGTTGCCGCAGCCTGTGCTCTGTTCTGGTACCCAGACTTCTCGCGGGACGGAACAACTTCATCTGCGGGCATCTGCAACCCCTTAGCGATCTCGCGCAGAATCGCTGCGCGACCGTCTTTGCCTATGATCTCAGCGTCAATCGGGTTAGCCGTTGCGTTGAGGAACTCAATCCGGCGGACATTAACAGTCTCCTTGACTGCAAGGTTGATAGCGCCCTTAGCTACTACCTCAACATCGCCCTTGATCGACTCATCCTCATCGTACCGCATATTGTACACAAACTGACGCAGCACAATAGGTTTCACAACGTCGGCGTCAATGTGCATAACGACCTGCCGGATGCCTTTACCAGCAGCGCCCATAAGCATAGACAGCCCAGAGGACGTACGTCCGGCACCTTGCACATTCAAGTCACCGTACACATACGCCGGGATACCCGAGTGGTCGTCTGCCAGACGGCTGAATTTCTCATACACGCCGACCAGCTCCGTAGCCCGCGAATCAGGCTGGGTGAAACGAATCGCCGGAGCGCTAGACCCAACCGGGTCGTTGATCGTCTGCCAAATCTTCCACGGCGCAAGCGTCGTAATATCTTCGTTGGGGGGTAGCCGCTCGACGTTGACTTCAACCTGCGGCCCGGAGGAGATGCCCATGTTGTTCACAAGTGCCCGCGCAGCCGCGTTACAGACCCCTTGAAGGTCTTCAATGATCTCGGGGATGCCTTTGCCCCAGAGAGCCCCCGGCTGCTTGATAAACGACGTTATAGCGTAGGGCTTCTCACCCAACGGGTCGTAGTTCAGCACAGCCTTGATGACGTAATTACCGATAGTCCAAACGCACGCGTCGTATTCGCGGGCTTGATCCGGCACATCTTCTTCGCTCAGACCCCACTCTACGAGCATTTTCCCGCTAACCTTGCCCCAGAACTCAAGTGCGTCGTACTCCGCTGTCGGACGCATATACGAGTAATACTTCCGCTCTTCTTCGTTCTTTTTCAGGTCAACGTCTTCGTTAATCCACGAAGTGCCGCTACCTTCGTCCAATATCTTGCGAATGGCGTCCTCGTCGTACCCCGGAACACCGATAAGATCGGACAACTCCATGCGGGTCATGCGGTGCAACTCGAACAAATACCCGTCATTCAGGCGGCTCAGCCCCGGTTCAGGGTAAACACTGAACGGGTCAACGCGCTCGTACTCCGGAGCAAGCCGCTCAACAGGGTCAACTACGGTGCGCCCAGTGTCGTCAACTTTCCAACCCAGCACCCGCTGGCGACGCACAACCGGGCCTTTAACGACCGCTGCGGGGAACGTTACAATGTCGGTAATGAAGTCGTTGAACGCTGTAGCCCAGCCGCCTTGCGCGAACTGGTCTTGGATTTTCAACTTCATCTTGTCCGCACGGAGCTGTGCTTCGTCAAGTACGCGGAACCGGTAATCTTGGGACACCATCTCGCGCATCTCGCGCACTTCCGCAGCCGTCGGGGCTTTGCCGACCTCTTCAACCAGCTTGAGCACGCGTTCAGCTAGTTCTGACTGCACCTCTTTGTCCTGCGCTGGGGACAAATCAGGGATGGGCGTAGCGTCCAAGCTCCACGGGGGCGTGCCCGTGTCAAGCAGAATATCCCGCAGCCAAGACTCGGCAGCGCGGCACTTGACTTCAGTGATCATCATGTACAGTTCAGAGCCGCCTTGGCTGCGAATCTGTTTTAGCTTATCTGCTTCGTATTCGCCATTGCGCTGCCGCAACGCTTGCAGCATCTTCAATTCGATAGGGCGTTTAGCAATACGCGCTGCGTCCCAGCATTTACGTAAATACCCAGCAAGCCCGAGGATGACAGGCTGATTCTGTCGCTCCTGCAACGCACGGTCAGCAGCATCTCGGTCTTGCTGGGCAAGATCAGAATTAGAAACCACGCGGAGAAACGATAGCCCGGCCATTCAAACCCTTACGCTGCACACGCAGCTAATGTATTTCTACCAACACATATCCGCAATGTCAATAGCGCAGATAAAAAAATCCCCGNCATGGGCCGGGGCAAGCTCCGAAGGAGCGGGAGAAGGACACGTCACCCGGAGGAGGGAGGGCAACGCACACTTTATATCACGTCCACCCAGAAGCCGCAAGTACTTTGATTTCACGCTTCTGCTGGAGAATATGCCCCGATCCCGCGTTATGCAAATGGAGCATCAAATACTGAAGTGCTTCAGCACAATTCGACACCCAAACTCCATTAGCGTAAAAACTATGCGCCTGATCCACGGTCAGGTCGTACACGCGCCTTGGCTGCTGAAGCCAACAAGACACGCTTGCAATCGGCGGAGCAAGTCTTAGTTTTCCGGTACCGGTTAATTCGGAAATCATTCCCGCATATGCTGCACTGGCGGGTCTCGTCGTCGACGCCGCTGGCGACCCGTGCGGCTGTCTGGCACGAAGGGCTGCAATATCCGCGCTTGTTTGCGCCACGAAGTCGTCCAAACGCCCCTCCGCAATGGGCGCAGACGTACTGCTCGAACTCCCGCTGTGCCCAACTCGCACGTCCTTGCTCCGACAACTTGCGTTGACCTTCCTCAGTTCTGGCGTACTGCCGGTGCCACTCTGCAGCAGCAACCTGCGCCTTGGCCAAGCCGGGTTTATACCACTCTCCGGTATGCTCACGCCTATGCGCCATGTGATATCCGGAATGCTCCGTAGCACTGAGTAGCTCAAGGTTTGCAATGTCGTTGTTACCTCGGTCATGGTCTTTGTGGTGAACGCACATACCCTCTGATATAGGGCCGTGATGGTATTCCCAGACATCTTGGTGCATATACCGGCCGCCGTGCCGGGCGTAGTCGGCTTTGTAATACCCCGATGGCTTGTAGTAGTACCGGGTACCGTTGAACTCGCAGATAGGCCATTTCCGTGCGGGCATTCTGTTTCTCCGAAGCTGTACAATACGTCAGTGTACCGCAAAGCCCCCGCGAGCACAACCCCCCGCTGCGTGTAAAACGGATGGTCCTCCGTGCATACAACTTCGGTGCCATCTGCCAATGTAACCCCAGCAAATGTATCCGTGATACGGTTCATGGTCGCCGTCACCACCCGAATGCCGAATGGTGTGCACACTGTATCGCCGACCACGAGATGCTCGATGGGTACTGCCCCCGAAGGCGTCTCCACCAGTGTTCCTGCCACGAAGCAATGCGAATGCTTGTTCTTGTCGATATCGCCGTCACCCCGTGGCCTATACCGATAGCCGCCCATCATAGCCGCCTTGAGGCGCGTGCACCGAGGGTCAACGAGGAACGCCGGGTCGCCGTCCACCTGCCGCATGAGATA